CGAAAATTCAGCGTCGAGCAGATTTGCCAGTGGTTTGACGTGCCGCCGGTGCTCGTGCACCACTCAAATGTGACGGCATGGGGATCGGGAATCGAGCAATTGGTGCAGGGCTTCTATACCACTGCAATCCGACCGGTGCTCATCAACATCGAGCAGGCGGTGAAAAAGCGCGTTTTGACCCCTCGACAGCGTGCTTCGATGGCGATCGAGATGAGTTTTGACGCCCTAATGCGAGCAAATCCCAAGGATCGTGCTGAAATCTACGCAAAACAGGTGCAAAACGGCCTTGTTACACGTGCTGAGGTCCGTCAGCTAGAAGGCTGGCCATACATCGACGGCACCAACGTGCTGACGGCACAAAGTAACCTGGTCCCGCTCGACATGCTCGGCAAAACGACAGCATCGGGCGGATCCGGCGCCGATATCGCTCAATAGCGGAGGAAAACACATGGAACGCAAGTCCCTGCTACTAGCAGACGCCCAGTTCAAGCTTGAGAGCGACGATTCGACCTTTGTCGGCTACGCGTCGACCTTCGGAAACGTCGATTCGTACGGTGACACCATCGTCAAGGGTGCGTACGCCGAGACACTGAAGGTCAACGGGCTGCCAAAAATGTTCTTCAACCACGACTCGAGTTCGGTCCCGATCGGTAAATGGGTCAAGGCGGAAGAAGACGATTACGGCCTGCTGCTGACTGGCGAGTTCACTCCAGGGAACTCCCTCGCGGCAGAGGTAAAAGCAGCCCTCAAGCACGGCACCGTCGATTCGATGAGCATCGGCTATTCGCTGCGCAAGGGCGATTACGAAGACACGCCCGCCGGCCGGACGATTAACAAGGTCGCGCGCTTGGCTGAGACGTCGATCGTGACCTTCCCGGCCGACAAATTCGCCCGCGTCGACCTGTCGAGCGTGAAATACGCCGACGAGATGGCGGAAATCGAGACCATCCGAGATTTTGAGAATTTCCTGCGGGATGCGGGGAATTTCAGCAAAGGGGCGGCCCAGGCACTGACCGCCCGCGCCAAGGCGCTGTTCACCCTGCGGGATGCAGGCGACAACGACGAAGTGAAGCGCGCCGAGAGCGAAATCGTCGCTCGTATCGTGCGAATCTGCCAATAAACCCGCATCACAACCACATTAAGCCGCCGCGAGCGGCTTTTTTTACGACCAAAGGAAAGCAATGTCCGATCTGATCATGAAAGCCCTCGATGGTGTCGAGGCAAAACTGACCGCCATGTCCGCAAAAGCGGACGGCGAAATGGCAACCCTGGGTAAAGTCTCGCAGGAGACCAAGGCCGCAATCGAAGCCATCGGCGTCGAGCAGCGCACGCTGGCTGAGCGCCTGCTGGCGGTCGAGCAAAAGGCCTCCGCGCAGCCCGACCAAGCCCCGGTGGACCAGTCCATCGGCGCGCAGTTCGTGCAAGGCACGCAGTACAAGGGCATCCTCGGTGCCGGCGCCTCCACCCAATTCGGCCGCGTGTCGATGGAAGTGAAGAATACCGTCACCAACGCCATCGCCAACACCTTCAGCGAGCGCCGCCCCGGCCTGGTCGAGGGAGCCTTCCGCGTCTTCACCATCGAAGACCTTCTGACCTCGATTCCGACCAGCGCGAACGCGATCGACTGGGTGCGCGAGAATGTCTTCACCAACAATGCCGCTGAAGTCGCCGAAGGCCTGCAGCTGCCGCAGACCAGCATCACCTTCGCCAACGCGACCATGCCGGTGCAGAACGTCGGCCACTTCATCAAGATCACCCGCCAGCTGTCGATGGACAACGCCGCCATGGCTGCGTTCATCAACCGCCGCATGGTCTACGGCGTGAATATGCGCGTCGAAACCCAACTGATCGGCGGCAACGGCACGAACCCGAATCTGTCCGGCCTGACCAACGCCGGCAACTTCACTGCACACGGTTACACCGCGGCGACGCTGACCGGCGCCGGTCTGTCGGCTACCAACCGTTTCGACCTGATCGGCAAGATGATCGGCGACTGCGCGCTGAACGACTACCCAGCGGACGTCGTGATCGTGAACACCGGCGACTGGTGGTCCATGCGCCTGGCGAAAGACAGCCAAGGACGCTACCTGCTGGGCGATCCGGCACTGCCAGGCGTGCCAACCCTGTTCGGCCGCCCGGTCGTGGCTTCGAACGCCATGCTGGTGGGCAAAGTGTGGGTGGGCTCGCTGTCGCAAGCTGCAACCCTGCACAACCGCGAAGGCATCGTGGTCGACCTGTCGGACTCGGACGAGAACAACTTCCAGCTCGGCCTGGTGACCGTCCGCGCAATGCGTCGCTTGGCGCTGACCGTCGAGAAGCCGGCCGCCGCCCGCTACGGCGACCTGGTCCCGGCCTAATCGGTCTAGGGGCAGGCGGAAGCGCTTGCCCCATCAGCGGAGAAATCTATGGTTGAAGTCGAAATCCTCGGCCAAGTCATCACGCACCAGTATGGCGTACTGAATTCTGGCGATGTGCTGCGCACCAGCGCCGAGTTCGCGAAGCACCTGGTTGAAGACTGCGGCGCCGCGCGCTACCGATCGGAAGTCTCGGCGCCGGCAGTTGTTGCCGTCGAGGCTGAAGTCCGGACGGCCGCCGAGCCCGCGCCGCAAGCGAAATCAACTCGCGGAAAGAAATAACCCATGAGCCCCGCCGACGCTGCCTTGATCGCCAACGTGCGCGCCGAGGCCGCGGCGGCGGGCGCTGTGATCATCCCCGTCGATGGGCGGGTGGCGATCTTCCCTGAAGACATAGTCGGCAAGTCCGACGACGAGCTGCTTTCGTTTATCGAAGCGCGGCTCACTGAACAATGAAAGGCTGCCAATGGCCGCATTCACCAAACTGAACGCCTTCGTCGAGGCATTGGCGAAGAAGAAGCACAACCTGGCGGCCGATCAGCTGGTGATCCTGCTGACCAATACGGCGCCGAATGCCGCTACCTCTGCGGTGACGGCCGATATTACCCAGATCGGCTACGCGAACTGCTCTTCCCGCAACATCAGCACGACCTCGTCGGTGCAGACCGGTGGCACGCTGAAGCAGGTGTGCGCCGACCTCACCATTACCGCGGCTGGCGGCACCGTCGGACCGTTCCGATACGCGGTCCTGGCGAACGCCACTGCCACGAACGGCGACCTGATCGGCTATTACGACTACGGGTCGAGCATAACCCTGAACGACGGCGAAAGCATCTTGGTCGACTTCGATCAGGCGGCCGGCATCTTCACCCTGAACTAAGACATGCTTGCGAACGGCATTAAGCAAACCACGGCAACGACGGGCGCGGGCAATGTGATCCTCATCGCCGCATCAGGGTATCCCAAGCTATCGGATGTCTTTGCGCTTAACACGCAGACCGCCTACACGCTGCTCGACAGTGGCGGGCTATTTATCGAATCTGGCTTTGGGTACCTCAGCGATGCCAGCACCTTCGTGCGCGCCCGCGTCAGCGCGACGTTCGCCGGTGGAACTTACAACAGCGTTAATCCCACTGCGGCAAACCTGTCCGGAACGACGACGATCATCTGCACGCCGCACGCGAACACGTTGGAATCGATGATGCCGACTGTGGACACGGTATCCGCGTCACTGAATCGATTGCTAACATCGGCCGCGCGCACTGCCACGACATCGACCGTTTCGATATATGCGGGGGATGTTCACTATATCCCGTTCCTGCTGAGAGCTGGCGCGCCCATCGCGGCGCTTGGTGTGAATGTCGTAACACCTGGATCTTCCGGCGCAATCATTCGGGCGGGTCTTTATTCTTTAAACGAGAAAGGCTATATCGGCAATCAGCTTGCAGCGACCGGCAATCTCGACGGTGGGACGACGGGCCTGAAAATTGGCCCGCTCGCCTCGGCACTGAACCTGCCCGCTGGCTGGTACTTCACCTCCATCACGATCAACGCCGGCAGCGCGGGCGTGACGGCATATTCGTCCTCGGGAAATAACGAGCTTGGCGGCTCGCCTCTTGGCTTCAATACCGCGTCCCCGCCTGTGCAAATAGATTTTCGCACCGAGGCCGGCGGTACTGTTGGCGTGCTGCCGGCCGTGCCGAGCGTGACAACGACGGCGCATCCTGTCGGGCAGACACACGTGCCGCTTGTCTTCCTGGGAGTGTAGTGATGGCAATATATTACGCTGAAAAAGGCGCCGGCCTGCATGCCGCCATCTTTGCCGCTGGGCACTCGCTCTGGCAAGTTGGCATGCAATGGATGTCCAGCGACGACGTGGTAGTGCAGGCGATCATCGACAGCTACACGCTGGATCAGGCTAAAGCCGAAAAATGTGCGCTGGTGCTGGCCCACGCTGCCGCGTTGCGCGACAAGGTGATCGAAATGGTGTCGCCCGGTGAGATGGCTGCCTGGCCGATCAAGCGTGCCGAGGCGGATGCGTTTAGCGCGGACGCGGCGACGGCCAAATGCCCGATGCTGGAAAAGGAAGCGCTGCGGCGCGGCATTTCGCTACTTGAGCTGGTGGCGAAGGTGCTCGCAAACGCTGCGCGGTTCGAATACGCCGAGACGGCTATCGGGGGCACTGACGGTGCGCATCGCGACGCGATCAACAAGCTGGCGACCTTTGAAGCCGTCGCATCGTATAACTACCTGACCGGCTGGCCGGAGGTGTAAAAAATGAGCCTGGGCTTATACCCGCTGGCCCTGTCGCCACTCGGGTTAGCCCCAACTGGCGCAGCGCCGGCGCCGAAGAGCTATACCCTGCAGGCCGCATCCGGGTCGTTCTCGGTTCTGGGCGTGCTGGCCGGTCTTGTCGCCGCTCGACGCCTGCCAGTTGCGACAGGCACAGTCTCGCTCGCCGGGTCTGTTGCCGGGATGGTGGCAACTCGTCGTTTATCTTGCACCGCCGCTGAATTCTCTCTCTCGGGCTCAACTGCTCCGATGCGCGCGGCACGTCGGATGGCAACTGCGCCTGGCGTGTTCACGCTCGCGAGTGGATCTGTCGAGTTGGCCTACAACCTGGTGTCGGGGCCTGCGGGTCCAGCCTACACACTCAACGCAATGCCAGGCGGATTTGCCGTGACTGGAGCTGCCGTAGCGATGCGGGTTCGGTGTCGCTTGGCTGCCGAGGTCGGCACGTTCGCGCTGGATGGCTCGAGCACCAGGTTGCGTGCGTGGCGCGCTCTGGTTGGTGTCGGCGGAAGCTTTGCCATCGTCGCTGCGAGTGCGGCTCTTCGCGCGGCACGCCGGGTGCCCGCTCAGGCGGGGACGTTCGACTTGGCCGAGGTTGATGCGCTGATGCGCTACAGCGCTCAGATCGACTACGCCAGCGCGCCAACAGGTGCCGGATACGCGCCACTTGCGCACTACAACGAGGCTAGGAAGCCGGCGACAAGTTCGCCAAGACCGGCCGCAACGCAAAGGAACTATCGATGACCACGAAGCGAATCGTGCCACCGGCGGCGCTGGCGGTCTCGCTTGCTGCGGCACGCGAGCATGCGCGCGCCGACGTCGAGTCGGACGGCACGTCAGCGCTTGATGCGCAGATCACCCAGGCTATACGGACGTACGCCGGCGAGGCCGAGCACATCACCGGACGCGCGTTGATTACGCAGACCTGGCGCGTGACGCTCGACGCCTTCCCAAGCGCGATTCGCCTGCCGGGCGCCCCGCTGGCATCTGTCGATCACGTCAAGTTCTACGACGTCGACGGCATCCAGCAGACGCTCGATCCCCAGGACTATCAAGTGGACACGGAGAGCGAGCCGGGTTATGTGGTGCCAGCTCCGGGCCGAGCCTGGCCGGCGACCGCGCCGTATATCAACGCGGTCGAGGTGCAGTACGTGTGCGGCTTTGGCTCGACCGATGCCGCGGTGCCAGACGAGATCAAGGGGTACATCCTCGCTTGCGTCCAGCAGCAGTTTGTGCCGGTGCCGAACGCAAAGCAGAGCAATTTCGAGGGTCTCCTCGACCGTTGGAAGGTGTACGCATGAATCACCGAATCACCCTCCTACGGCGAATGGCCGGAACAGACGTTGTCGGCCAGCCGGTGGACGACTGGGCTGACGTCGCCACGATCTGGAGTGACGTCCGCTTCCAGAGCGGCGCCGAAGTCCTGCGCGCAGGCGCCGAGGTAGCGGTAAAGCGCGCTTCGATCCGGATCCGCTCGCGCGCTGACGTCGGCCCAGCCTGGCGCGCGCGCTACGCGGGCGAGGAGTATGACGTCAAGTCAGTCCTGCTGGCCGATGACCGGTCGTTCATGTTCTTGGTCGTGGAGAGCGCTAAATGAGCATGTTGTCGGTCGACCTCTCCGGCCTCAACACGATGCTTACCGACATGGGCGAGCGCGCGGAAGAGGCGGCCCGGCCGGCTGCGCAAGCTGCGGCACAGGTCTTGTACGACGAGGTCCGGCGCAACGTCGCTGCGATCCCGCGCAAGACCGGCAAGCTGGCACAGAGTATTTACCAAGTGTTCAGCCAGACGAACAGCGGCGACGGCAGGGCGACGTATCACGTCAGCTGGAACCATCGCAAGGCGCCGCACGGCAACTTGGTCGAGTTCGGGCATATCCAGCGCTACGTTACATATATGGGTAGCGATGGCACCTTCTACGTGGCGAAGCGGCCCGAGTCGCGCGGCAAGCCAAAGCCGCGCCGAGGCGCATCGCAGGCCGTGAAGGACGCTTACTACGTTCCGTTGCCGGCGCCAAAGCAGGTGCCACCACAGTCCTTCGTGCGGAAGGCGCAGAACAAATTCCCGCAGGCCGCAGAAGCTGCGGCAGACGTCTTGCATAGGGCTATCCAATGACACTCGAAGAAAAGCTAGCCGCTGTACTGCTTCCAATCTGTCCGCGCACGTTCCCAGACTTCGCGCCTCCGGATACAGCGATGCCCTACGTGACCTGGACTCAGATTGGCGGAGACGATCCGGCGTGCCTTGATAACACGGAGCTGTCGAAGGAAAACGCATTCATTCAGATCGAAGTTTGGAGTCCACGTCGCACGGAGGCAAAGGCAACGATCAAGCAGATAGCGTCCGCATTAACTCAGGCAACAGGTTTCCAGGCTCGCTCGATGGGCGCCAGCGTCGGGGACGCTGTGGCCGACATGAAGCGCTATTCATCACGTCAAGATTTCTCAATCTGGTCCGACCGATAAGTCGTCCCAGCCCAAACCGAGCCGCCCCGAGTAATCCGGGCGGCTTTTTTCTTGTCCGCTACGGACTTCACTAGTGCCCGAGAAGGGCAAGAAAGGTAATACAACATGGCTGCTCGCCTCCCTGACGGTTCCATCATTTCGCTGGCAACCACCTACGGTACCGCCAAGCCGGTGACCGCAATCACCAACGCCAACCCGGGCGTTGCCACATCGACCTCGCACGGCCTGACGAACGGCGCGCTGGTGTCGGTGACCTCCGGCTGGTCGAAGCTGAACAACCGCGTCATCCGCGTGGCTGGCTCGACCACCAACAACTTCAACCTGGACGGCATCGATACCACCTCGACCACGATGTTCCCGACTGGCTCGGGCGTGGGTTCGGTGTCGGAAATCACCGGCTTCACCCAGATCACCCAGATCATGGACTTCCAGACCTCGGGCGGCGATCAGCAGTTCACCAACTACTCGTTCCTCGAGCAGGACTTCGAGTCGCAGATCCCGACCACCACGAGCGCGATGAGCATCACCATCAGCATCGCCGACGACCCGTCGCTGCCGGGCTACCAAGCGCTGCAAGCCGCGTCGGACGCACGCGCTGTCCGCGCCATCAAGCTGCAGCTGCCGGACGGCTCTTTCATCATGTACCAGGGCTACGTGTCGTTCAACTCGACCCCGACCCTGTCGAAGGGCCAGGTCATGCAGGTCAAGGCAACCGTCTCGCTGCAGGGTAAGCCGGTCCGCTACGCGTCGTAATCAGTGTTGCCAGACCGGTGCTTAACCAAGCTCGGCGCCGGTCTTTTCCAGCCCGCAGGGTAGCTCCTTGCGGGTCTTTTTATCTCCCTCCGAAAGAAGAACACCATGGCAAAAATCATCCTGGGCAAGCGCCCGAAGTCGTTCAAACGTACGGTTTCCTTCCCGATGCCTGGCGAAGCGGCCGGCACGATCGAGGTCGAATTCAAGTATCGCACCCGTATCGAGTATGCGAAGTTCTCGGACGAGTTTCAGGCCAAAGTGAAGGCCGAAGGCGAGAAAGCTGTTGCACGCGTGACCGAGGCCATCGAGAAGGACGAGGCGCCGAAGCCGATGACTGAGGCTGAGATCACCGGCCAGCAAAACGCGTTGTCTGTCGCCTACCTAATGGGCGCGATCGAAGGCTGGAATCTCGACGAGGAATTCAGCGAGGCTGCGGTCGCACAGCTGGTCGACGAACTGCCGGCCGCTGCGAAGGCGATCGCCGACGACTACCGCGCCGCCCTCAGCGAAGGCCGCCTGGGAAACTGAGGGCCGTCGCTCATGCGATGTATGAGCGACCCGCGACTGACGCTGAGCTAGATGCCTTCGGCTTCTCTGCAAGCGATTACGAGCACGAGCAGGTAGAGGTTTGGCCGGAAAACTGGCAGGCCTTCGACTTGTTTCGTGCCCTGTCGACTCAGTGGCGCGTCGGTATGGCGGGTCCTACGGGGCTCGACTACAACACCCTGTTTCACAAGATGGACCGGATGCGCCTTGAGCCCGACGAGTACGACGAGCTCGAGGCGGATATCCGGACGATGGAATTCGCCGCTCTGGGAGCGATGAACACGAAGGAATGACATGACCGAAGAGCGCCGCGTACAGCTTGTTGCCGAGGTAGACACTACCCGGACCCGTGCTGGATTCCAGGAAATCGGGCAGCAGGCCGGCCAAATGGCGCAGCAGGTCACCCAGGCCGGCGAGCGTGCCGAACGGGCGGTTTCTGGTGTTGGCTCGGGCGCCGCTACGTCTGCGCGCAACGTAGATGCGGCGAGCCGCGGCATCATCAGCTCCATCCAGCGCACGACCGTCGCTATGGAGGCCGGCGGTCGTGCGACTTCGCAGTATTACGAGCTGCTGGCCCGCCAGCGTGGCATCGACCCCTCGACGCTATCGCCGTACCTGAACGCGCTGCGCAACGTCGAGCAGGCGCAGACGCGGACCGGTGCGTCAACCGCCCAGGTCGCAAACGCCATGCGCATGGTGCCAGCCCAGTTGTCTGATATCGCCGTCCAGCTCGCGGGCGGCCAATCGCCGTTTATGGTGCTGATGCAGCAGGGCTCGCAGCTGCGCGACTCGTTCGGCAGCGTCCCGGCGACTCTCCGCGGCGTCGGCCAATCGCTGCTTGGCCTCGTCAATCCGTACACTGTCGCCGCTGCGGCCGCCGGTGCGCTCGCCTATGCATATAACGAGGGTTCGAAAGAGGCCGACGGCTATAACCGGGCGATCATCATGTCTGGCAATGCTGCCGGCGTGAGCACGAACCAGCTAGCGAACTACGCCGCGCAGATCAGCAAGACCGTTGGCACCCAAGCTCAAGCCGCCCAGGCGCTCGCCGCATTGACCAGCACCGGTGAAGTCGGTGCTGAAAACCTTCAGCGCTTCGGTACCGTTGCCGTCCAGGTGCAGAAGTACGTCGGCCGCAGCATCGACGAGACCGTCAAGGATTTCGCCGAGCTCGGCAAGTCGCCGGTCGAAGCCAGCCTGAAACTGAGCGAGTCGTATCACTACCTGACCGCTGCGACCTATGAGCAGGTCAAAGCGCTCCAAGACCAGGGCAAGACGGAAGAGGCAGCCGAGGTCGCTCAGAAGGCCTACGCTGATGCGTTCGCCGATCGCGCGGCGAAGATGAAAGATAGCCTCGGGAGCATTGAGCGCGCCTGGATGGGCGCAAAAGACAGTGCTGCCCAAGCATGGGACATGTTCCTCGGTGTGGGTCGTAAAAAGAGCTCGGCACAGGCATTGGCCGAAATCCAGGCCCAGATCGCGCTGGCGAAAGCCCCGCCAATTACTCAGGGCGGCGACCGGGGCGATAACGCCGCGATGCGCCAAGCCGCTGCAGCATCGAACCTGCCCGAGCTGCTTCGCAAGGAAAAGGAAGCGCAATACCAGGTCGACAAAGAGGCCTGGGAG